TCATTATGTCTCATCATATCTCATCTACACCCTATATCTACTTTTTAGATAAAATAAAAAAGATTGGATTTAAAGGATTCATTTGTAATCATTTACAATTTTTAAAATGTATTTCTAAAAATGATATTACCTTCTAGAAAGACGTTTAAAGTCATTTCAATAATAGGTAGTTGAGATTACTATTTTTATTTTTAGAACAAAACAACCATAAACAGGAGAGGGTATCAGGATATCCATCCTTTTGTTTAAAAGATCAATTTAAATGAATGGGTCCAGATGATTGTCTATCTTGCAATCATCTGACTCATCATTTTTTTAAAAGAATTTCTAATTCAGCTTTTGTTAGGAATTCTAAAATTAAAAAAAGCATAGAATGAGGTAATAGGATGTTTAATCTGTATGAGAAAGTTCCGTATCAGAAGATTTTTGAAATGTTAGAGATCTCTGATATAAGTTCTCAGTTAGGAAATGGTAGACCAACTAAGCGATCTCTAAAGAATGAGAAGAAACAATTACGAGTAGTATGGTTTATCGAGGAGATTTTTAGTAGGCAACTTTACTGGTCTAGTTTAGATAGTGACAACTATCCAGTATGCGAGTTTGATGAGTGTAATCATTTCAATTTTTGCTCTATTGAACGACAAAGGATACTAGGGGCCCTAAATCCTACTCTAATATTGAAAGCATTGGCTGATTTAAAGGTCATTAGCACAGTTAGGGGATACTCATATACCGACAAGTATCACAAACCTTATTTATACCGTTTTATCGATCATCCTGGGCCTGTTATAGGTAAAATGAGAATGAGACGGGAGTTTAAGAATCTTAAGAAGTCAGTTAAATCATTATATGAACTGCGGGTTTCTCCATTAAAGCAAGCTGGATTGATGCCAATTGCATATCAGTTAGCACAGTTATCATTCAATATTACTGAAGATGAGTTTAAAGAGATTGTAATAAAACGTTATCCTAAGTATGAGAAGAATAAGATTGAAAATAACAAAGATGCAAAATCTCTAAAAGATTATCTTAAAATCCAACAATCTCAGCTAAATAGAATTTATGAATGGAATAATGAAAGTGTCAGTGAAAGGATTTCGAAACACTTTCGCATTGATGAGTTTTCAGGTAGACTACATACTATCTTTTCAACTATGATGAAAGAGATCCGAGCATATGTAGTGTCTGGGAAGGATCAGATCTTTTTCAATGAGATTGATATCGTTGTATCTCAGTTATCATTTATGGCAAATATGATGTACAAGGATGGTGTAAGAGGAGAATGGATAAATAGCGTATTACATGGAGAAACTGATCCTCATACTTTTACAGCTAATAAGTTAGGAATATCTAGAATTAATGCCAAGAAGATCAATTATACTATTCTGTTTTGCCCTGTATTCTCACAACATCATCAGGATTTTTGTAAATCGTTCCCAGCAGAAGGTGAATTTTTAACTAATCTGAAAAAAACAAAGTCGAAGAATCTTGCAGAAAAGTATACATATAAGTATCAGCATGATAAAGATGGCAACATGATCCAGAACAAAGACGGATCATTTAGAAAATCTTCAACCATCTATAAGTCAGCGTCATGTGAGATGCAAAAGGTAGAAACTGAATTGATGAAGAAAGTATGGAAAAAGCTGAGAAAGTGCAAAGTTCATTTTTTACCAGTTCATGATGCAGTATATGTAGAAAGAAGTTTTGCTAAGGAAGCTGAGAGAATAGTACTAGACATTCTAAATCAAGATTATTATAAGTTTAGTATTACCAATAAGGAGATTTCGAAATGAAAAAACAGAAAATGGTAACTTTAGAAATCTCAGAAGAGCTACATAAAAAGTTATGTACCATCCAACTTATGCAAAAAGAACTTCATGGTAAAAGAGAACAACTAAGAAAGATTCTAGAAAGACTCATCATCACTGAAAATGATATTCTCTATAATGAGTATCTACAATATAGGAATACATCGAAATGATTGAACTAAAAACAGATAAGAATCAACTGTTCGAATGTGAACATCTAATACCAATGCTTTTCAAGATTACAGGATGCGGCGACCTGATATATATGAAGATGAGCAAGACATCATACTAACACTACAACAGGTAGACGTTAGTAACTACAAAGTAGATTCTCTTATGGATAAGATAGCACCTGAGGCTAATCACATTATCAACATAAGGATAAATTCAGATTTTATTATGGATGACCAAGAAGTATTTGTGAGTGAAATAGTTCCAGACTTTAATAGTGATAAGTATATAGTAGAAGTCAGAATTAGATTCCGTAAGAAAATTCAAATAACCTACAATGGAAAAGCATCACTGACATTAACATCAGTAAACATTACACCATGATCCATTTAAAAGACCTAGTAAATAAGTATTTTACGATTCATCCATTTGATGGTTTATGTTTCAAGATATCGTCAATTCTTAAGACAGAAGTTTGTAAACAGATAGGAATCTTTGGAAGGATTCCTAAGTCATACGATATCCATATGGTACTCGAAGAAGTAAAATGTGATGCAGATATTGAAATACTATTGCACAAAATAGCTCCTGAAGTTCACCATCTAATTGACTTAGACAATAAAATTGAAATTACTATAGACAATGTAGACATGTTCGTAAAAGATATTCAGTATGAAACTATTTTCGGAGAGCTAGCAGTTGTAGCAGTTCTTAGTATTAAATATATCAAAACTAATACCGGCTTTGTATTACCAGTATGATGAATGATTTACAATTTCTTTTTGATAAGATCTATCGTATTGGAGATTATGGTCTCTTCAATATATTCCAGATTACAGATTCTTCGACCATTAGTGATCATTCTATATTGAAAATTCTAAGCATCACAATGATTCTTAAAGAACTACCAAGTAATCAATCTGAAGCAGATATACTCCTTGATAAAATAGTTCCAGAATTAGAGCATATCGTTCCATTAACTCCAATGGGAACTTTCATATTTGAAAATGGTGCAATTTTGGCTAGTAAGGAAATGAATTATGATAAAGATACCAATTCAGCAGTTATAACAGTATCTCTGACAATTCATAAAATAAAAGAATAAATTATAAATATCTATTACAACTGAGGATACATTATGTCAGAAGATAAATGGACAGAGCAGGCATGGACATCTATGGCTGTTAGGAAGTCAGTAAAGGAGAAATTCGATCTTGCTTGCTCCAAAAAACATGCAAGGACAGGTGAAAAGGTAAACAAGACTGGTCTTATTGAAGAAACACTTCTTAAATTTGTTGAAAAGGAAAATAAAAACAATGGTTAGCGCTAAAGTAAACAACCCAGTCAAAACCATCCCATCAGGTACTCAAGATCCAAAAGATGCTCAGATTAAGAAACTCACAGAAGAAGTTGATCATTTCAGAAGAATCCTAAAAGTTCTACAGAGAAAGTATAAGAAACTCACAGAAGAAGTTGATCATTTCAGAAGAATCCTAAAAGTTCTACAGAGAAAGTATAATCAACAAACTGTAGACATTGAAACACTTCTTAAATTTGTTGAAAAGGAAAATAAAAACAATGGTTAGCGCTAAAGTAAACAACCCAGTCAAAACCATCCCATCAGGTACTCAAGATCCAAAAGATGCTCAGATTAAGAAACTCACAGAAGAAGTTGATCATTTCAGAAGAATCCTAAAAGTTCTACAGAGAAAGTATAATCAACAAACTGTAGACATTGTAAACCTTGAAGCAGCTCTTGAGTTATTAAAAGAAAGACAACAGGATGATAAAAAATGATTTGTCCAAAATGTATAGATATGAATATAGTATGTAAAGAGATTTCAACTAAAGGGACAGATGATATAAAACAATTCGTTTGTCCTAATTGTGGAACTACATACTCCAGTAAAACATCAAGAAAGAAAGACTGGAATATAAAAGTTAAATGATCTCTTTCTTAATTCCTTATAGAGATAGACAACACCATCTGAAATATCTCCCAGATAATATCTCTTCTCATTATGATAACTATGAAATACTAATTGGTGAACAAGATGATGACTTACCATTCAAACGAGGACAACTACTAAACGTTTTAGTTGACCTTGCTCAGTTTGAAACACTTGTCCTTATGGATGTTGACTGCAGGATCATTGAAAGGATCGATTTTGAGCATTTACTGGCCACTCACGGTCTCCCAGTCATTCCTTGGTACTATAGACAGGAAACAGAAGAACTATCCTCAAATGAGTTTAAAATTCTAATTGGTGAAAGGTATGCAAATGGTGGATTCGGTGGAATTTCCTGCTGGACTAAAGACCAATACTTATCATCTGGTGGAGCAAGTAATCTATGTAGTGGATGGGCAGCAGAAGATTCGATAATGTTTCTAAGGACAGAGTATAAACGATTGAAAGATGATCTCTACCATATCAAGCATAGATCCAAACCATTAGAATTCAGTACGAATAATAGTAAAAAACAATTAGTAAAACATAATAGGAGGATATGGAAGCTTACACAAAGACATAATATTGATCCACAGCAGGATGGTATATATCAAACAATAACAGATATATGTCAAGTAGATACTACTATACCAAACTGTAAACATTTCAAAATTTCAAACATCACAGTTCCAGATACGTTTAAATATCCAGAACTATTACCAAGAGGATAACCACAGATGAAATTATTCAAAGTACGAAATCTTAAGTCAAACCAACAATCTTTAGTAATATCCAATGATCCTGCATCAACTCTAATAAAGAAGATCGCAGTTAAACTTCATGTGGATCCATCATATATCAAAGCACAATCCATTGGAAACGGTACAGAAGAAGAGATGAAAGAATTACTAAAGGAAACAAATGAAAAATTCAAAGACAAGCAAAAAAGAAAGCCAGGAAGACCAAAGAACGAAGAAAAGACAAAAGAGGGCTAATATAATTTCTAATATCTTTATGTGGAGCGTAATTTCAGTTGTTGGATATATGGTATTCTACAGCTCCTATTTGAGGTTTGGAACTCCATCCCTAACTGAAACCCAGATACTACTGAAACTATTATTCATTGATTGACTTCCGGATTGCTATCAAATGGTTTAGTAGATTTTTCCATGATAGCAATATACTAGGACACTATAGGTTTATACACGTTCACCTATAGTGTCCTTTTTATAGTCATTAGTAAGTTAGAAAATGGATGTTGAATATAAACGGAAAATGTAGATGATTGAATTAGTATGTATATATCATCCTGAAAAAGTATATAAAATTTATCCTGGGAATGAAGAACCACCAGCACTTAGAGTTGATCGAAAATTATATGGAGACGACTACATCTGTAAACCTGAAGAAGTTGAAAATCGTATAATACAACTGTTTGGGGATAAGAAAAAGGTTTATCGAAGGTCACTGTTTATTGTGACGTACCCAGATGGTTGTAAAACTACAATGCCAATGAGAGCAAGAGATGTTTCTGAGCAGTTTCAGATCTTTCCTGCGTCCATCCTTGTTGGAGATATCAAAAAATATACTCTTATGCGTGGGAAAAGGGCAGGATTTACAGTAGAGAGAGTTCCGGTGTCATCATGACCTTTTTTATATAGGGGGTATAAAGCATTTATTTGAGGCTAAATCTGTATAATTTGGAAAAGAGGTGACCCGTCAAAAATGGTGTAGATGGGTATTAATAAATTTACCAGAAAGATAAATGACTCTAAATATTCTTAAAGTCTCCAAGTTTTAGATGATTGATGTGTCTAAGAAAACGGCAGTTTAAATGACATAGATTACTAGGGGTCATAAAGCATTTATTTGAGGCTAAAATTGGAAAATTGGAAAATTTCAAATTGCTAATGTTTAATTGGATGTGTGAGAGACTTTAAGACTGTTTAAAGATGAAGGAAAAACATTATGACAAATTCAGTAGAAATTACGAACGATCTTAGTCATTACATGTGCCAAACAATATCCTCAGTGTGGAAGAATGATTTAAGTTTTCTTATTTTCTAGATGGTATTGAGACACCTATAAATTGAATAATGCCCAATTATTTAAGAACTAAATATTAATAACGAGAGGATTATGTTATGGCAACAAAGAAAGCAAAAAAGAAATCTAATGCTGGAAGAAAGTCAAAATACGATCCAGAGACTTTTCCAAAGCTAGCAGAAGAATTTGCCAGACAAGGAATGATAGATTTAGACATAATTAAGGCTCTCGGAATAAGTCATACAATGTTCTATACATACCAAAATAGACACCCGGAATTCAAGGAGGCTTTAAAAAGAGGGAAGGCTCCAGTTAACATAGAAGTAGAGAATGCTTTACTAAAAGCTGCCAGAGGATATATAGCTGAAGAAGTCCAAGAAGACATCCGAGTAGACAAGGATGGTAATGAAGTAATCTACAATAAAGTTAAGAAGAAAAAAGAAGTTCCCTCTAATATTACTGCTTGTATTTTCTGGTTGAAGAATAGGAAACCAGAAGTATGGAGAGATAAAGTTGAAGCTGATGTGAATGTTAAAGGAGATATCAAAGTTTCTTTCGATAAAGAAGATGAAGATCTTTAATGCCAACCTTCAAAAAGAATTCTGGACAAGTACGAGCAATAAAGCTGTTATGTGACAAATCACGTTACAATATGCTTTATGGGTCATCAAGATCTGGAAAGTCTTTCATCTGCGCCTATGCTTTGTTTGTGAGAGCATTCAAAGCACCTGGTAGCAGACATGCAATAGTAAGAAGGTATCTTACCAATGTTAGAAGATCAATGTGGGATGGAACACTACAAGATATTATCAAACTGAAATTCCCGGATGTAAAATTCAGATTGAATAATCAAGATCTTGTCATTCATTTCCCTAATGGATCTACAATAGAACTTTTTGGTTTAGATGATAAGCAACGAGCAGATCGTATTCTTGGTTTAGAGTTTTCCAGCTTTCTGTTTGAAGAATGTTCAGAGTTAGACTATTCATCCATCCAAGTGGCTCTAACAAGATTGGCTCAGAAAAATGACTTGAAGAAGAAAGCATACTTCACTCAGAATCCTACTGTAAAATCCCATTGGTCATATCAAACATTTATATTGCTTAAAGATCCTCTAGATGGTCATGACCTAGATACAGAGATGTATTCATATCTCAAAATGTCTACTGAGGATAATCTAGACAACATAGATAAGGATTATCTTAAGACTCTAGAATCCCTACCATTTGTTCAAAGAAAGAGATTCCTGGCTGGTGAGTTCTCAGATGATATAGAAGGCGCTCTATTCAAACAGCTCTGGATTGAAAAGGGACGAGTATCTTCCTCAGATGAATTTCAATATGATAAAACTGTAATCTCATTGGACCCATCTGGCTCATCCAATAAATCTTCAGATGAATGTGGTATAGTAGTCACTAGTAAGAAAGATGAAGAATATTATGTGAATGAAGATGCTACTGATCAATTATCTCCTGCAATGTGGGCAAGGAAAGCAGTAGAGCTGTATTATAAGTATGAAGCCAACTATATTTTAGCAGAAGTTAATTTTGGTGCAGACATGGTCGTGGAATGTATTAGAGCAGTGGATAAGTTTATCAAAATTGAAACAGTAAGAGCTTCAAAGGGAAAATTGATTCGGGCAGAACCGGTTTCAAGTCTATATGAATTTGATCAAGTTCATCATGTGGGTATCTTTCCTGAATTGGAAATGGAAATGACCAGCTATCTTGGTGAAGGTAAATCTCCAAACCGATTAGATGCACTTGTTTGGGGCATTACAGATCTATCTGGTGGTAAGAAGTTCATAAAACCATCATTCACAAATATCGAAGAACCAAAGAAAGAACCTGGAAAATTTGAAATTAAACAACCAGAATATAAAGAAGATGATAGGTCGATGGTAGATATTATTGAAGACGAAGACATGTGGAGTGAAATGTAGATACTATAAATGTTAGAACAAATCTTTAAACCATATCAGAGGATAACATAATGAGTATCTTTTCACAGATAAAGAATTATTTCAGTAAAGAAGCTGCCGAAGATGATACTGGAAGCGGTACATCTATAATAACTCCAAGATTATCTAACTATTCTTCTTTCCAGGCAAAGCAGTTAATTAGTAAAAACAAATACTGGGTTTATGCATCAAGTAATAAGAATGCTAGTACCGTCTCCAGTGTATTACTAAGACTGTATTCTATAACTGATTCTATTAGTGGTCAAAAGAAACCAATAGTCCCGTATAGAGATATTACTAATAAGGAATTAAAGAAGTTAGCTGCACAAACTAATCTTAAAGCTAATCCACTATTAGATTCTACTCTATCCATTGAACAGATATTCAGACATCCAGCTTTAGATCTATTAAACAAGACGAACATTCGACATATACTATACTTTATTCAAATTTATCTAGAACTAACTGGTAATGCCTATTTGTTTGTAATGAATAACAGATTTGGAATCCCTGAAGATATTCAGATAATCCCAAGTCAATGCATAAAGCCAAAAGTTATTGATGGAGAAGTTAGATATATTCTTAGAAATGGTCCTGAAGAAATAGTATTATCATGTAAAGAGATCATACATTTCAAAAATCCTAATCCTGAGAATCCAGTAATTGGCCTTTCACCATTAGCATCTGTAGTTCAATCAGAAGATCTATATCAATCTATGATATCTTATGAGTTTGCCTTAAATAACAATTCTGCTATTCCTGCAATGATTGTTAAGTACATCTCAGGAGAATTGAAGAGAGAAGATAAGATTAAAGTTGAAGCAGAATGGAATAAGGCATTAAGAGGAATCTCTAAGACTGGAAAAATTAAAGTCACAGATGAAAACTTCAATATAGAGAAAATCGGTCTTGATCCAAAAGAGATGCAATATCTTAAAGGAAAGAAGTGGGTTAGAGAAGAGATTGCAGCAGCCTTTGGAGTTCCATTAGCATTACTTACTACTGATAATGTAAATAAAGCAAATGCAGATGCAGCCATAGAGATCTATAAACAGTTTAGTATCATTCCAAGGATTCAACTGTTAGAGCAAACTCTTAATGCTGAATTGATTTCAAGATATGCTTCAGCAGATAGATTATTCGTAGCATTTGATCCAATTATGAGTGAAGATAAGGAATTCAAACTAAAAGAGATCACAGAACTGTTTGAAGCAAATATCATAGATAGAGATGAAGCTAGAATGATATACGGTTTAGAGATACAATAATTAGATATAGATGGAGATCCCATAAATGAAAACTAAGTTAAATCTCAAGAAATTTCTTACACACCTTTCTGACGAGATGCAAGAAGGAATTGATTCTTGTTTGAAAGAATGTGAAGTTGATAATCCATATTTGAAAAGAATGGGTATGGTAGGAGATCTTACAATCTATAAGGGTGAAGAAAGAATTGTCCTTGCTACTATATCTAAAGTTGCTCTAGATCGTGATAGAGAAGTAGTAATGTCTAGTGGAATGGATATATCACAATATGAGAAGAATCCAGTAATCCTGGTGAATCATAACTGGTCAGGAATTCCTGTAGGTCAATCATTACACACTATGACCTATCCAGATAGAGTTAGACAGAAGATCCAATTTGATTCAGATGAAGAATCCCTTACAATTTTCAATAAGTACCAATCTAAATCCCTTCGTGCATTTTCAGTTGGATTCGTTCCAATGGAGATAGCTGAAAATGGAGCTGCATTATTCAACCAGTATGCTGATATGGTTATTCAGGCTGGTTTTATGGATATAAAGGATGTAGATAATACTAAAAGATTCATTACTAAGTCTCTTCTTATTGAAAATTCAGTTGTAACTATTCCAGCTAATACTGAAGCTATTGCAGAAGCTATTTCTGATACTGAAGAAGTAGTTCCTGAAGAAGTTATTGAAACTCAACAAGACACATCAGGAATGCTTACTATTCAAACCCAAGCATCCAATAATGATGATGTTAAAACTAAAGATGTTTCAGAAGACATTCCTGAAGAAGATGAAATTCTTTCTGAAGATGATTTAGAGGAAGTATTAGATATCATTGACTCTGAAGTTCTTGGTCCTGATGATGAAGAGAATTATGAAGAAGAGATTCCAGTAGAAGATGAAATTCTTTCTGAAGATGATTTAGAGGAAGTATTAGATATCATTGACTCTGAAGTTCTTGGTCCTGATGATGAAGAGAATGAAGATCCAGAGAATGAAGAAGAGATTCCAGTAGTTCCAGAAATCAAAACAGTAATCAGATTGATCAAACGGGCAACACCAGTAGAAGTTAAACAATTGACTGATGCTGATATTTCATTTATAGCTAAGCAAGAGATTTATAAGTCATTTGGAGGGATATAGATTTTTCTTCTACAGAAAATAGAACTAAATAACTATAAAGCATTTTATGTATCCGAGCTCGTTAACATGGTAACCCCATGAGTATCCGGAAGAGGAATAGCTTGATTAAGATAAAAATCAATCTAAACCAAAAGGTACATTAGATGAAATTCAAGCTTAAAATGTTAGCTACTTGGAAAGAGTATGCTCAGGGCGATGTAATTGAAACAGATGAAGCAACAGCTAAGTCTCTGAAGTCTCTCGGTCTGGCTGAAGATTATGACGAAGTAGCTGAAGAAACTGCTAAGACAAAGAAAGCTGAACTTGATACTACGGTAAAGAGTGCAGTAGCAGAAGCAGTTAAAGCATCCTTGAAGGATATTAAAGGCACTGCTGGAATCTCTATTAATTACAATCCCGTGATTGAAGTTAGAGAAGAAGTTCCTACATTCAAAAGTCTTGGTGAACAGCTCCAGGCAGTAAAAGACTTTGTTATTAGTGGTAATATGGATCCTCGTCTTGAGAATATTCAGAAGGCAGCTTCTGGGTATAATGAAACTGCTGGTGCTCAGGGTGGTTTCTTGGTTCAAGAAGATTTCCTGGATGAACTATCTCAGAGAACTTATGAGACTGGTGTATTGGCCTCTAAAGTTGCAGTAACCGAAATATCTGCAAATTCAAATGTCTTGAATTACACAGAAGTTTTGGATTATGATAGAACTGATGGTAATCGTCCTGTATCACTTACATGGTTGGACGAAGCAGCTGAAAAGCAGGCATCACGTGCATCATTCCTTCGTAGAACTCTTACCCTTAAGAAGCTTGCTGGTATTTATTATGCCACAGATGAACTTCTTGAAGACCATGCTGCTCTTACTTCAGAAGTAGGTAGTTGGTTTGTAAGAGAGTTTGGCTTCATGCTGGATAGTGCTATTTATGATGGTACTGGTATTGGTACTCCAGAAGGTTATATGAATAGTTCCGCATTGGTTACTCAGGGAGCAGAGGCTGGACAGGCAGCAGAGACAGTTGTTGCAGAGAATGTTTTGAAAATGTTCTCCAGAATGCCTTCTTACCTCCTTGGTGGTGCTGAGTGGTTTATAAATCAGCAGGTATTCCCGCAGTTGATGTCTATGACTCTAGCAAATCAGCCAGTATGGCTTCCGCCAAATGGTCTTGTTGGTGCTCCCGCAGGTCTTTTGCTGGGTAAACCTGTGAATATTATTGAGCAAGCAGATGCTCTTGGTACTGCTGGTGATATTACGTTTGGTAATATGTCTCAGTATAAAATGATCCGGAAGGGCGGAATTAAAGCCGCGTCATCGATACATGTCCGTTTCATAGAAGACGAAGTTTGTTTCCGCTTCTACCTTCGGGCGGATGGCCATTCATCGTGGTCCGACACACTCACTCCGAAAAACGGTGGCGGGTCTGGATCTGAGTCAACATTGTCACCATTTATCGTTCTTGAAGATCGATAGAACTAGTTCTTAAGAATATATTGTCCCCCTGCTGCAATTAAATTTGTGGTAGGGGGATTTTCTACGTAGTTTTGACAGTAGACTTTGGACCCCATTTATGTCATCTGTTATTTTGAGATTTTATAAGTCACAAGGGGATTAATATTTATAGACAACTAAATCCTTCTAGAAGTATTCCGGAACAAATCTAAAAAAGGATTAGTATAATGGGTTTGAATCTTACAACTTTAGAACTCACCAAAAGTTTCGCAGGTATTCCTACCGACACAACTTCACATGATATCTTCATAGAAACTTTAATCATTAGTACTTCAGATGAACTATCTACATATCTTGATCGTGACTTTGAGTTAAAATATCATAATGAGACATTTTATGGAGATAACACCAGGGATGTTTTACTCAATACCTATCCTGTACGAAATATCCTATATGCTGGTCACTCAGGAGCAATTTGTGGATGTTCTGGTAATGTAGTAATAGATCTTACATATTCGGGCATAGAACGTCCTACAATTCTTATTAATGATGACGCAGAAACATTAATTTTGAATACCGACTGTACATCTTCAGAATTACCAATAGCAATTTGTGATACCGTATTGGATCTTTCTAATGCAATTAATCTGGAAACCGATTGGACATCTGAAGTTTCTAATGATCTTTATAACAAACTTCCAGCTAGAGCAATTACTGAAATCTTCGAAAATACTCTAGAAGATAGTGATGCAGAATATGAGTTTTCAATATTGATGCCATTAAACCAATTCAGACTAGTCAAAATGACTGAAAATGGACTGTATAAGGCAAGCACAACTATTCATTATGGGCATTCTTGTGTAGTTCTATATCAAGCTGGATATGAATTGACAGCAGATTTACCAACAGGACTTCAAACATTAGTTGCTAGAATTGTAGCTGATTATTACAGAAGTAGTACTAGAGATCTTTCTTTGGAAAGTGAGAAGGTTGGTGATTATTCATATAAGAATGCAGCAGGAGCCCAAGATATCATAAATAGATATTCCAGTCAACTCCAACAGTATAAAAACATTTCAGTTTAACAGGAGGATATTATGAGTTTTGTAGCACTCCTAACTGAAGATTGTACAGTATGGGACCTGATAGGCAGAGATGGATTTAACCAGTATCAATTTGATATTCCAAGAACTATCAAAGTGAGATTTCAAGATAAAATAGAAAGACGTATTGATGACAATGGTACTGAATTTATGTCTAGAGCAATCATCTATGCTACTGAAAAATTACCAAAGCATAGTTTCTTATATCGAGGAATTTCAACTGAATTGGATCCAAAAGATCAAGAAGATGCTTACCAATTAAGAATTGCACAAAGATCACAGAATCCTCAAAATGATATTGAGGTTTTCAAACACATCATTTAAAAAGCTTCCACAGGAGCAAACATGGCACACAAAGTAACTATCGAAGAAGTCTGGAAAGGTCAAGACGTTTATATCATAGGCGGTGGACCATCTATCAACCAAATTGAAAATCTAGATGAGAAGCTTAAAGATAAGAAAGTAATAGGATGTAATGATGCCTATATGTTTTCTTGTGTAGATATATGTCTTAGTGGTGATAAACAATGGTATGATGCCTATAAGGACAGAGAAGACTTTAAGAACTTCAAAGGTGTCATGATAAGTTGTAGTTCTGATGCTAAGAAGTTTGATAATGATATTAACTACGTCTTTCAACAAACCAATGGTATCTCTACTGATAGAATGAAGCTGGCATTTAATGGTAATACTGGTGCTGCTGCAATCAATATGGCTTTATTAACTGGTGCCAAGAATGTCTTCCTATTGGGTTTTGATATGAAGGAAGACGAAGATGGTAATTCAAATTATCATGAAAATATCAATAGGGTGCCACAGAGAAAATATAAGTATTACATGAAGAAGATGGGATTCATGTATGTTGAAATTCAAAAACACTTTCCAGATGCTTCTATCTACAATTGTAATTTAGATTCAGCTATTGATATCTTTCCAAAACTAAATCTAGAAGCAGCTCTTAATCATGAATTTGAAGAAGAGATCCTTCCTCCAGAGAAACTGGAAGTAGAAGATAAAACTGTTACCCTGATAGATCTAAATAAACCGATGTGTGATGATACTGATAATGTTGACCCTCTAGAAGAGAAAGTAGAGGGGTTTAAAGAATATAATGGGAATCCAGTAGTGATGACTGTATTGAAATCTGGTGGAGACTTTACAGAAGAGCATGTATTATCTCTACAACTTCAAATTGCAGCTCATACAGATACAGATTATAGCTTTGTATGTTTAACTGATTTTGATCTACCTGACAACTTTGGAATCCAATTAGAAGAAGATCTTCCTGGGTGGCATTCAAAATTAGAGTTATTCAGATATGAGTGGGATGGCCCAGTAACCTATTTAGATTTAGATACAGTAATAACTTCAAATATAGATGACATTCTGAATCATAAAATCTCTTTTGGTGGCTTAGGTGATTTCAATAGACCACATAGATTTGCATCTGGAATGATGCAATGGACTGGAGACTATAGTAGAATACTCAATAGAATAAATGGAAGAGCTTTAGTTGGAAAGTCTAACTGGAACAAGATATGGGACCAGAGATTAATTGAAAAAGAACTAAACCATCATAGTATAGTTTGGACGAATCTACAAAAACATTATGAGAATAGAATATTCAGCTATAAGAAACATGATATAGAATGTTCAGGAGTACCAGATACATGTTCAATCTTATGCTTTCATGGAACTCCTCGTCCTTGGAATACTGAAATGTTTAAGCATTTTTATAAGTTTGGAGAATAGTTTATGGCATTCAAAATGAAGATATCCTCCAGATCAGGTAATACTAGAAAACAAATTAGTAAAATCTTAGAATCTGGAGAAGAAGGTGCCCAACAAGGAATGAATCGATTATCTTCACAAGTCAAACAGCTATCTCAGCAATTGGTACCAAGAGATACTGGTAAGTTACATAATTCTGCTTATGCAATTGGTAAAGATGGATATTCAGATATAGATGGTGGGGATGCTTCATTTGTATCCAATAGACAAGCTCAGTTAAGTGCAAAGAAAGGTCCACAAGCAGAAGTTGGTTATTCAGCAGATTATGCATTATTTGTACATGAGGATCTTCAAGCCAATCATCCAGTTGGACAAGCTAAGTTTCTAGAGGCAGCAGTTAGACGACTTAAAAATAGTGTAGTCAAGGATACAGCTAAATCTATGTCAAACGGAATGAAGAAAGTTTAGTTTGAAAGTAGTAAGATTTTAATAAAGAAGAACTAAATATTAAAGAGGGATCATATGCAACCATTTTCAGTTGATGTAAAAGATCTATTAGAAGCAGGTGCATTATGGGACTCTATATATTCAGTTCCAGTATTTGGTACAGATCTATTTATCTCACATGAACCAGATGAACCAGATACATGTATCACAATATATGATACACAAGGTTTAGATCCAGATCAAGAGATAAATCCAGATAACAATTTCACTGAACATCCAGCATGTCAAATAAGAGTTAGATCAAATTCATATGAAGAAGCATATCAAATTATGAGGATATGTGTAAAGACTCTTAAGATTCGACCTCAGGCTATAAATAACTCATGCTATGGGTCAATTACACAATCTGGTACCATTAATAGCTTGGGTCAAGATGAACGCGATAGAACTCGATTAACAACAAATTTCATTGCTATTAGGGAGGAGTTGTAGAGATAATTGACTTCTTTCTAAATAATGAGAACAAATCTATAGTAAATTCCAACCTACAATAGGAGACTCCTATGGCATGTCCGATTAGTCAATATTATACTGGCAATGGTGCAGATATCAGTTTTGCATCTGGATGGTTAGGAAGAATTGCTTCCTTCACTCCACCTTCAGCAACTAGAGAAGTCATTGATAACAGTGATATCTCACAAGATGTACGAGAAGAAGCTCCGGGTGATTTAGTCACATACGAAGATTTGGCAGTTTCAATCGTATTTGATCCAGGTACAGAGCCGCCAATTGATCAGCCACCAGAAGACATCACAATTACGTATGATGATGGTGTTGTTCAAGAATTCTGCGGATTCATGACTAATTATTCTCCTGGGGAAGCTACAAATGATCAAAGAATTATGGCTGATGTAACAATCCGAGTACAAAAAGCTGTAACATTTGAAGATAGTTCTTCAGTATAATTAGTTTTTTAGTTAGCCAAAAATAGAGGGTCTTTAACAGGGCTCTCTATTTTCTATTTATCCACAATCCCACAGGAGCAAACCAATGGATGCACGTAATAAGATCCTTCAGTTTAAAAAGGTTAAAACTGAAATTGTTAAGATGGAAGAATGGGATGATCTAGAAGTCCATATCCAAGGATTAACAGGTCGTCAACTTGATTCCATCATGTCATCCGCTAAGAAGGATCAAGCTGACACGGACACTATGTTCAATTTGATCATTCTATGTTCAATGGATGAAAAAGGAAATAAAATTTTCAAAGATGATGATCTTGAAGTTCTAAAGGATATGCCTTTGGGCCCTGTACAGAAGTTAGGTACCAAATGTCTGGAAATTAACGGATTCACATCTGTGGCAGATAAAAAAAAGAACTAAAGTATGGATACGAGGGTCTCTGGTTTAAATTAGCAAAGACCCTTCATACTCCAGTAGAACTTCTTAAGGATCAAATTAGCGCCAAAGAGTTCAATGATTGGTATCATTATGAGTTATTAAATACTGATCCTATTGTTAGACTGGAATACTATCTTGCTAACCTAACTTGTATGTTTGCTAATGCTCATAGAGATCCAAAGAAACGTCCGAAGGCATTCGAGATATCAGATTTTCTATTATTTGATGATACTGTTTCAAATGAAGATAAGAAAGAAGGAATGTCTAAGGTTGAAATGTTATCCATGAGAACTCATATTGGGATGATGATCAAAGGAACAAGGAGGAACCAGAACAAATCTAAAAATATGAATTCTAAATAGGTAGATTAGATATGGCAGTTTTAGCAGATCAAATCCTCATTCAGTTTATAGGGGATATGCGACAGCTTAATTCCAGCTTGGACAAGGTCAATAAGAATCTCGATAAGACTAAATCTGCCGCTCAAGGAGTTAATACAGTAATCAATGCGTCATTTGCAGCAGCTGGAGTTGCAATTGCGGTTGGAGTCAAGAAAGCCATAGAATTTGAAACTAGTATGGCTAAAGTAAATTCCATGCTTAATCTAAATAGTGTGGAGTTGCAAGCATTAGGCAATCAAGTTGAAGATTTATCTACTAAATATGGTAAGTCAGCAAATAAGATAGCAGATGCCCTATTTGATGTATCTTCAGCAGGATTTAAGGGTGCCGAGGCAATGAATGTACTAAATGCCTCACTTGAATTATCATTAGCAGGATTTTCAGATGTAAAGACTACTAATGAAGCTGTTGTTAGATCCATTAAAGCTTTCAATTTACAATCAAGTCAAGCTAGTAAGGTTTCTAAGATTCTATTTGCGGCTATGAAGACTGGTCTAGTATCTATGCAAGAATTAGCATCGGTATGGCCTAAGGTAGCAGCTTCAGCAAATGCAGCAAATGTTCCTATTGAAGAGGCAGCAGCAGCATTTTCTAAACTTACAGATGTATTTAAGGCAGCAGAGGCAGCCACATTAGTCGATAGATTCTTCAATAAAATTGCTACTGGTGGAAAGAAGGTTCAATTCTTAAGGAATGCATTAGGTAGAGGTGGGTTGGGAGCAGCTATTAGTGAGTTAAAAGCGGCTACTGCAGGTGATCCATTATCTCTTAAGAATCTTGGGTTTGCAGATAATGAACTAAAAGCTGCAATTCAATTGATGTCTGGATTTGAAGATAGATTGAAAGCAGTAAAAGATGCCCAGAATGATTTACAGGGGGCAGCAAAAGCAGCCGGTCAGACTACAGAAGTTAGATTAAAACGAACCATTGAAGAACTTAATAAGCAATTAAGAGAACTTGGTAATTCAGTAATTCCAATATTGAATAAGGTATTGAAAGCTCTTAATACTAATACTGGTAAGACAGCTGCTGGTATTACTGCTGTAGGTATTGGAGTATTAGCCTCAATACCAATCTTAAGAAACTTTATTGGAGTATTAGATGGATTGATTCAGGGTCTTACTGGTGTCGGAAAATCTATTTTTGGACTTAAAGAAGGAATGTTTCTGGCTATAAGTAATCCATTCTTTGAATTTATATTCAATGTAGGTAAAAATGTAAGACTTCTTACTCAAGCTATATTCTCATTGAATAATGCTCTTCTTGCATTAAAGGCAATTGCTGTAGCAATAGTGGCAGCTGCAGGTTTCTTCTTTGGAGATTGGATAGCTGGTGGGAACTTATTTGCTAAAACTATAGATTATTTATCTGATAAATGGGCAAAATACAAGGTAACTATATCAGATGTTTCAAAAGCTACCAGAGAATTAGTAAAGGCAAATAAAGAATTTGCTGCTAGTGCTTCAGATGATAATAAAGTAAAAGTACTTGAAGCACAACTAAATAGAATAATTGCTCTTAGACGTGCTTTGATTGAAAATAAGAAACAGAATGGTTCCTTAAATGTTTCTTATATCAAAAGTCTTAAACCATTAGCAGATCGGATCAAGGCAAAGAAGGAAGAGATTAAACTTCTTAAAGATCAGATAAATCTAGAAGCTAAATTGGCAGCTGAACAAGCAGCAAGAATATCTGAGCAGAGATCCAATATTGTTGAACTTAGTAAACTTTGGAAGTCTTCACAAACTGCACTTGGTGAAATTAGAACTACTGGAGCACAAACATCTAAAGATAAATTCATAAATAATGAGCTTTCCAATCTTCTGAAGCAAAGAAAGGTATATACTGATCTAATAACTAAGATTGAAAAGATTGGAAATAGTCAAACTGGTTGGAATGTTAATCTAATTAAAGGTATCCAGTTAACTCAGAAAGAACTTACAATTCTAGATGCTAAAATAGCCAAACAGAAAGAACTACTGGATATAATCTACACTGGTCAAGAACGAGAGAAGATCCTTTCAAAAGAGTTAGAAAGACTTAATAAGATTGATGATTTCATTACCACTAATCCAATAGAAGCTCAGATAAAGGCATTAAAGCGTCAAAGAGATGCATTAATGGCTAATGCTAAATCTTGGAAAGAAAGTAATGCAATTCTATTAGCATATCAAAGACGTCTTGCAGCAATTCAACAGAGTAATGTTGGACCAGCTCCAGGTGTTGCAGCATCTGAATTTGGGACCCAGCAAGCTGTTAGTATGAGATTGGCTGCACAAAGAGAAAGAGAAAATGCTTCTAATTCTCAGCAGATGAAGATTGATGTAGAAAATAAGAATGCTAACCAAGCTGTTGAAAAGAATACTAAAGATATCAAGAATGAATTAGTAAAAACTAGAGCAAGTGTTAAGCAAGCTAAGCAGACAGTAGTAACATTTTAAGGTGATATAATATGGCAACTTTAACAGATGTAAGAGAAACCTTTGGAGAGAATAGAAGATCTGCTATTCAATCTGAAACCAATATTACATATTCTAGAGTCTTCTATGTAACCTTTGATGATGAAGTTGTAAATCTACAAGATGTATTGGATGCATCTGGATTACCTGCTATTGGTGATTTTTATATTGATTCTGGTACCTATTCAACTTGTAGGACTAGAGAAGTATTAGAGCAAGATGGTAGTAGATCACAATTCGTTGTAATATGCACTTATGATTCTGCAGTTGATGATGAATCTGGAACTTTAGATGGAAACCCATTAAATGATAATTGGAAGGTAGGAGTAAGTTCTAGAGATAGAGCAATTGCCCCAGCTTCATTATATCAATATGATCAGGTAACTGATTTGTGGGTAGATAGGCCCGTTAGGAATACAGCAAAGGATGAATTCAACCCCACAGTCAACATCCAATCAAATGACCTCACAATCACTCTTACTAAGAATTACAGTGCGATTCAATGGGCATTACTTGAACATCAAAACAAAGCAAATCAGTCTTCTGTTGAAATCTGGGATAAAACATTTGAAGCAAGAAACCTTTTCTTAGATTCCATTCAAGTCTCAGGGTATCAAGAAAGAAACGGAACTGGTTTTTATACTCACACATTTAAGATCCATCGTAGAATACCATTATTGGATACTATTGAAGGTTATCCAGGCGGAGGATGGGACTTAGTATTGTATAATGCTGGATATAATCAGTTGAAAGCTGGACCACCAATAGTAAAAACTAGAATCCTTATAGCTGGTTCTCCTGCATCAACTCCACAACCTTTAGATGAAGATGGAGCATATGATCCAGATGAAGAACTATACATTCAATATAAACTTCATACAGTAGCATTTTCAGTATTTAATTTTCCAACTTCAGCGGATGAATAATTATGCCGATAGAACCAGTTAGCTTTGATAAGAATGGAGCCAAAAGAATTGTCAATGCAACACGTCTAGTTGAAAGTTTGGCTGGAACTGCTAATCCATACCGTCAAGAAAATGACAATGTTATGGCTAGTATTACTAGTCATGTTGCCAATGGTACTTATAATGCAGTTCAAGTTCTATGAAATGGTAGTGGGTGGTCTACTGTATCTGAAGGAATTGAATGGGGTGCTGCAACAGATGCTGGATTATTGGTTGAAACTAATGGAGATGAAGATGTTCCATCTAGTACTATCCTTCCAGTATTCCTATCATATGACTCTGATGGCGTGGCACAATGGGCATTTCATTTTCCAGTAACTACTCCTATCACAATTGAACATCCATTCAAAATAGGTACTCAGGGATCCAATACTGTTTCAGTTGGAACTGATAGAGGAACTGTTACAGATCGTATTGATATCTATGATGCATACCATGGCCAATATAGAAAAATTCAATTTACTACTGCAGATACATTAGCCTTACCAGCTGGAGTAGGACTCTTTTATGTTTACTACAGACTTCTCAGGACCAATACACTAGAAGATCCTGGTGTAGATGCTACTGTTATATGGAATTATGAATTAGTAGTAGATACTACTTTACCAGATTTTGCAGATGAAGATATAGATAACCAAGATAGAATGTGGGTCTTTGTTGGAACTGTAACTAGTAATGGATCTGTAATTACTGATATTGGACAAAGTTTAATGAGTTGTCCAATTGTATTCCCTAGACCATTACTTCCACCATTTGGCATTGTCTTATATGAAGATGGATTATGGGTAACTGATGGAGAGGTAACTACTGATTCTGGTGTCACAATTATTCCTGGTGCAGAGTATGACTTTACAGATGATATAACAGTTTATGTTGAAATTTCAGTATTACCTGGTGCTGCTCCAGTTATAGTAGGTACCCTACAGGATACACCCAGTGAAGACTTTGAGCCATATGAGTATGATGCGCTTAATGACAAGCTAATTAAACGGTTAGCTATATGTGAGATCCTTGAAGTAGAGAAACGAGTCATACCCCTCCAATATGGCCGTACTGCACCAGGTACCATGTATATACCTGACTTTCATACAGATATTCAATATCAAACTGATCCACGACCAGGTAATGTGACATTCTTAGGTGTTAAGCAGGATGAAACATTGGATGTTGGTACAGCTAAAGATCTATTCTTCGATGGAAGAGTCATTGCAGCTGAATTTACTGGTGGTCCAATGGTTGATGACTGGGATATTAAAACTCTACAATGGGGTGGAGAAACTCAGACATATACTAAATCAATTCTAGAGAGTGTTCAACTAGTTGGTAATAATATTGTCTTTACTACATTCTCTAGAGAGTTAGAAAGTGAAAGAGGATTAGTTCAAGAATACACTGATACTGTTAATTCAAATATTTCAATCCCATTGGATCCAGCCACAATCTTATGTGGAGATGGTATAGATGTAGAAGAAGTTCCTGCTGGCACTTTTACAATCTCAGCATTGATTAGAGAAGCTACAAATAGTCCAATCGTTGTAGATCTATCTGGTGGCTCACTTTGTGACAATTGGTACGAGTTAGATCTATGTGTAGATAAATCGATTGAAGTAGTAGATGATTGTGTTCAACTAGTTAATGATGAAGATGCTCCAGGTTCAGCTAAGTATTATGGAACCGATTGTGCTGGAGCTAAAGGTTGGCAAGGGATTGCAGATCTTGCAGATTCTGGAACTTGGTCTATTGACTGGGATGCAGTTAATTGTCTATTCAAATTAGAGAATGATGAAAACTTACCTGGTAATGGTCAATTCTATGGAACCGATTGTACAGGAGCTAAAGGGTGGTTTGGATTTTCAGATATAGTAGATTCTGGAACTTGGTCTATTGACTGGGATGCAGGAAGTTGTCTATTCAAACTGGAGAATGATGAAAACTTACCTGGCGATGGACATTATTATGGAACTGATTGTGATGGTCTTAAAGGATGGTTTTCATTTGATGATAGAGCATTAAACTATTCCATTGACTGGGATGCAACAGATTGTGTATTTAAACTATTCAATGATGAAGAGATTGTTGAATCCAGTAATTACTATGGAACTGATTGTGACTCTAATCAGGGATGGCATGACTTTGATACACTAGCAACCAATTATTCTGTTGACTGGGATGAAACCTATTGTGTATTCAAACTATTCAATGATGAAGAGATTGTAAGTGCTGCTAACTATTATGGAACTGATTGTAGTAGTAATCAAGGATGGCATGATATAAGTTCTCTAACTGGTGATTGGTCGGTAGTATGGGATAGTGGAACATGTAATTTCAAACTATATGCTGATCATGATCCTGATGCTGCTTCTGCTTGGACTTATTATGGAACTGATGGTTCAGCAAATCAGGGTTGGCAAACTACTACTTTAGTGACTGTGGTTTCTAATGTTAGATTGAATAATGATGGATCATTAGATATTAAAACAACAGATATTAGAGTATTTAATTCAGATACTGAAACTGATTGGGCGGCTGCTGGATCACTACCAACAACAGAATGCCCGGAGGATGAATAATTATGCCATTTTATTTAGTTGATGGAGACTTCCTATTAGTTGATGGGGATTTTGCGATACATGAAAGATGTTGCTGTAGTTCTTCATCATCTAGTAGTTCCAGTAGTAGTTCCAGTAGTAGTAGTAGTTCTTCATCATCTAGTAG